CGTGTCACCGTTTCGAACGCCGATTTAGTGTCCTGACGGCTCTGAAGCCGCATTACATCTCATGGGCCAGGGACTTCGTCAGTCGGATCACGATCGACTCTTCTCTGATGACATTGTGGCAGGCGTTCTTCCCGGGCGCCGTGCGCAACGACACGGCGAAGGGTGTCGCCCTTCCCGCACGTGAAGCTGTGCTGGCTTCTCGTCTTGTTGTCTCGTCCGACGGTGTGTATACTGATCGGACGTTGTCGCCGCACGATGAGCCATACGCCAGGTTCATTGATGGCTACCTCCGCCGCAAGCGTATCTTGACCCATCAGCAGTACCCGCTCGATGGTGACGATACCAATCCTCCGGCGCTGGTGGTCGTACCACCGGAGACTGAGCTGACACGTCGGACGACGACGAACATGGAGGCACCGTCTGTGATGCGTGGTACGAAGCCTGCGAACAAGTACACTCCATACGTGTCGGAAGTGTACGAGAGCGTGAAATTCATGGAACGCACGGGTATCGCAGCTGTGAACTACCCGAACCTGACTGTGAAGACCACACGAGGAGAACGGCCTCCGCGTGATGGTGACGAGTTGTTCGCGTCGGGTTACTACCTTGCGGAACGGAACGGATTCCGCTACAACAAACCACAGTATGACATCTCGTCGTTCTATCTGCTCAACAGCGACGGTCGTGCGGTTAGGGGTTCTCAGGAGCTGATGCGCTTCTATTTCCTGACGGGTGTGTTTGAGTCGGTTCAACCGGACTATATTCTGGACGACGACAAGCGTCAGACAAAGGTGGCGGCGTCACTCGAGGCGTGGCTGACTTCTCCCGACCTGCGTGATTATCAGGTCGCGTGGCGAACGATTCGCTGGTTGCAGAGTACCGGTTCAGGGCGTTTGAAGCACTTCGCGGCTACACGTGAGACGGTGCAGATCTGATGCCCGAATTCGGACGCGGGCCCACGTACATACGCGGCCCGCTCCGATCCTTGGACTGGGTCGGATACGAGACGGAGATTTTGCCGCGTGTCCCCCGTGAGTACATATCCACGGTATCACGTTGGCAGGAGAGGAAGGCAGCCTCGACCCGGAATACCATCGCCGGTGACGACAAGGAGCGATGGGATCGTGTGGTAGGCGAATTTGATTCGCTGGTGTTCACGCTACTGAGCCGTCTCGACGACCCTCTCTTGAGGGGTGCCGAGTTGGCGGAAGCGCAGAAGTGTACGGTGATGAACAGTTCGGAGCTCGCGGGGTTGAAGCCCAACGCGGTGTCGGACGAGGTGGCACCGCCTGGCATGTCTGCGAACGAGTGGCGAGAATACCTGTCGGACGGTTACAACAAGTATCGGATGAAGCGCGGTTTCAAGGTTCCCGAGGGTAACGAGATGCTGATACAACGTGCACAGGACGTGTTGCGGCAGATTCGTAGTTCTGCGTTAGACGATGAACTCGCAGCGGCGCGTACGGACACGAATGCAGGTTGGCCTACTATCGCGGCCACCAAGGAAGCCCACGACGTGGGAGCGGCCTTGGCGTATGTGTCGCGTTCGTACTCTGAGATGGTGGACATAGGTACACGTGTCGCGGAGGAACTGCAAGGTGTTGAGCTGGGTCCTGTGGCTATCTTGGGCACACGTACCTCGGAGAACCGACGTGACCAGGACCTTGTGGAACGTACCGTGAACGGCCTGATGGCCGCGGGTGACATTGTAGGTGGTGCGCGTCAGCGCGACATCTTTATGGTGAACCGTGCGTTTGCGGACGTTCTGCGATTGCCCTCACGTTACGCCCTGCAGGTGTTGAAGTACATGTTCCCGAACATGGACCTGAAGGACCCGTCGGATGTTGGGGATAAGGTTGAGACCTTCCTCGGTTCCGGCGAGAAGCGAGAGGGGGACGGATCGGCCTTCGACTCGAACGTGTCGGAAGAGGCGTTACGTGAGTTCAACCGTTTCTTACTCGCGTTCGTGGAGGTAATCCATCCCGACCGGGTAGACCTGGCGGCTGCAATCTTGGAGGAATGCGTCGGAGG